AGCTGAGAAGACACACTCAATACGCGGTAGCGTGATGAGGCAGCGTCCCAACGATGTGCTCGAAGCAATGTTGGCATTGAAGCAAGCATCTGAAGACAAACTAGTCCTTTGCGTAGACTATGCCGACTACAACAAAACACACACCATACTCACACGGTGCCTGTTGTCAGCCATATCTAGCAGGGCACTACTCGCAGCCGGCAAGCAACAAATGGCACAGGCGGCAGACTGGATGTGTCGCGCTCATCAAAACCATTACATCAATGGAGTCAGAATCGCTCAGGGACTCTCCAGCGGAGAGCGAGACACGGCCAAAGACAACACGACACTACACCTGGCTTATGCAAACATGGCATGGAAAGCTGCCTGCGGGGGGAGGCAGATCGACACAGACTGCTTCTTCAGATGCTGCGGTGACGACGAACTGCTCGTTGGGTGCACCTGGCTGCAGGCAATAGCATATATTGACGAACTGCAAGCCCAAGGACACCGGCTGCAAGTACGGAAACTCATGCTCAGCTCAGATCATGGTGAATTCCTCCAATACAACATGTTCTCGCGGGGAGGGTTGCCCAAGCAACCACTTGCACCGGCACTCATCAACTTTGTCTCTGGGTCCTGGTATAAGAGTAGCAGTTACATCAAAGAACAGATAGCTTCTCAAGTGGCATCCTCTGCCGCCGGCATATGCAGGCGTGGCGTTGATCTGGGTGTTGCGAGGAAACTAGCAATATCATGCTGCAACTGGCTCGTCGGAGAAGCTGCGGACTGGCGGGCACAACTAGCAGCGACTGACTTGTTCGGCAACCACGCAGTCGACCCACCAGCCAAGTCCGAACCCGTAGCCCCGACTACGGGAATGAAGGAGAGTCTAGCAGCTCAAGATTTCTGCAACTACATGCGGGGCCGGTATCCCGCACTCGTCTCTAGGTATGGCGAGCCTCACATCAAGGCCGCCGCTGCTGCTAGCGCATTCGCCCAGATATTGTCTGAGGCAACACGCAAACGCGACAAGCAACTGGTCACAACGCATAGCATTGACCAAGTACCCATAGTAGAGCCAGACGTCCGTGATGAGCTGCAACTGGCCACCAAATGCATAAACAGCCCCAGTGGGTCCAGAGAAGACTACAGAGACATGGTGGCATTCACAGCCGGGCTTCCACCCAGCCTACTACGTACTGACCACGACATGATGCAGGCATACAGTGCAATGCCATGTGGCGCACAGACTCGTGTCTGTTGGCAACCAAGACCAATACTCAAGCTGGAATGGTACGAGAAGCTCTACCTGCCGGGCGCGCTAGTCAACAATGTTTGTTAAGAGACAGTCATTCGCCGTAAGGCAATGGCGTTGGCATTTACCCC